TGACCTTCACGCGGTGATGCGTTGGTGCGAGAGTGATCATGTCTATAGTACCTGTACGCTTCCTCCCACGCTTTGATGTTCTTACTCATCGCACTCTTACCCTGATCGTAGCGACTACGCCACAACGGGCCACGGTGCTTGCTGACAGGTATCTTGCTCTCACCTATTACACGGTAGATAGGTTGATCATCTACAGCAGGAGTATCAGGCGACATCACACCTTCGTAGCTGTTGACATCAGTCGCAGGCTCAGCACGACGATTGTATTCTTCACCCTGTTCGTAGTCAGCCATAGCGATGCTTCCTTGAATGATCACCATCACGCTCACGTTCGTGCCACATCATCCAACTAGGCACACGCTCTGCTTCAGGGATTGAGAACTTGCCGATGTTTGGCATGTCGCTCAGTATGTAGCGCGTTGTATCCATTGCGTGATCGTTGCGGTCGATTGGCTTATCTATACGCTCACCGCTAGTAGACTGCTGCCAGTAGTAGCCACTGCACTCATCACTCCACCAATCCAACTTGGCGTTGACGAACAGTCTAGGAGAGGGTGCAGCACGCTTGATCGGGTGTAGCAACTTGAAGTCTAAGTTGAGATAGCCACCGACCTTGATAACACCGTTGTTGATGTCGTTGTTGCCACGACGCATGTAGATGCCTTCATCCTTGAACATCTCAGCAATCGTCTTACCGACTGTGCGCTTGTGCACTGTCTTACGACCGAAGATGTTAGGATCAGCTAGTACCTTGCTCATGTCATCTAGCTCAGCATTCCACTCTGCTCTTATACGTCGTATAGCTGCAACCTGTTCGTCCAGTGACATCTCCTTCTTGTAGAAGCCATCAACCACGATGACGTGCTTCTCAGGTGTGACGAACGCAAGCATGTAGCAGCTAGGCTGTGCTAGCCCCCAATCATATCCTTCAATCCAATTAGGCTGGTAGCGTGTTTCGGTGTAAGCGTCGAGTAGCGCGTGGATGTCGCCTTCGTGTAGTAGGTGCAATGAGTGGTCGAACTGCGGATACACCAAGCCTTCGTAGGCCACCCATTTGCCAAGCAGAAAGCGATCACGCTGTTGTCCACTATACATGGTTTCAAGCGTTGCAATAAAGTCTCCGCCCTCAGCTTCATGAACATGGCGTAGTTCATAGGTGCTACCTTCAATAACGTCGATGAGCAACCTAGGCTTTCCATGTTCATCTAACACCGGCTTACGATCTACATCACGTACGCACACTAAGTCATCAGTGATGATACCACTCTCTTGATACTGCTTGAGCGGTCTTACTAGCTTCGTGTACACCCAGTTGCCAGTAGGATTGCATGTCAGCATCATCCAACGTGGACCTGTTACTGGCATTGTTGCATCTTCACCTACGTAGCGTGCGCGGCCACGCAGCCTGCCGAACAGATCGAGAAAGTCCTTGTGTGTTATCTCCGGGTCTTCCACCTGATCCACTATCACCCAATCGAAGGTAGCACTTAGCAAGTTTGATGAACTGCTTTCTGTCTTCGTACCTTGTTGCGCGATATATCTGAAGTAGATAGTAGTACCGTTCTTTAGGTGACAGATGTTGTCTCCATTCTGACCAGTCGAGAACGACACGATCCATTTCGGCGGACACCACTTCAAGAACTCCTTACGTATAGTGTCATTCAGCTTAGGATACGTCGAACGCGATATAAGACCAGTGCTCCCCGGATACATGTCCGCAAGCTGGAGAGCCTTAATAACCGCAGCAGTAGTCTTACCGTTACCGAAACCACCACCATAGATTTGTACCTTAGCTTGCGAGTGTAGAAAGCGATCCTGCAAGCTGCCTTGTAGTAGTAGCAACTCAGGACGTTCAGCAACCTGCGTAGCACGCGGTCGGGCCATTACTACTACACATCAACCCAGCGCGTACCACCGAGGTTGCGATAGACATCACCAGTTGCAGTGTCAGCACGCAGTTCACTAGCAAAGCCTGCAGTGCTAGGAACACCAGCAGCATATGAGGTCGGCACGGTGTAACTAGGATCAACGTTACCAACTGCTCCGTTGGCAATAATTCCTTGTCCATCTTTGTTCGGTACGATAGCCATGACTACTTCTCCTTCACAACTTGTGCAGTGATGTCTTTAGCATCCACATCAATACTCGGCATGTGTTTGGGCTGGGCTATCTCGCGTATGTGTCGAATAGTCAGACCACCTTCCAACGAGTGTCTGTGTTCGAGCACCTGCTTCGGACTAAAGCCGCCGCGGTCGAGCATGTTCATCAGCACACGTGCCTTAGTAGCTGGCTTCGTGTCTTCATCCTCAACGAGTTCTTCGAGCTTTGTGAGCGCATCACTTGACAGACTGTCAATGCGCTTCTGCACGTCGTGGTGTTGGAGTGCAGTGATGTTGTCTTTGATGAGTGTGTCTAACTGTGTGAATAGCTGTAGACCCTTGATCATGTCTACTTGACTGATCTTCAATCCAGTGGCCTCTGCAATCTCTGCATCATTTATACCGAGTATAAAGTACAACCACACCACGCCTGCTGTAGTTACGGCCTTGCTGTCAGCAGGCAGGTCAACAAGACCACGGCGCACAACACGATTGTTGCGATCACGACCTCTTGTAATAGCTGCTTGCGTAGTCTGCTGCGTACGCGCTGTCTGCTGCTTGATGACCGCATCAGGTGCGGTGCTAGGAAGCATCGCCTGACCAGTTGTGGTATCAATGACAAGCCCATTAGCGAGCGGTAGTTCTGCCATCAACGCCTCGGCTGCTGTTGCCTAGCTGCCATCTGTCTGTACAACTCAGCTATCATCTGTTGCTGGTTGGCGCCGCCGCTTGCAGGTAGTGGCATGCGTGGGTTCTTACCTCTACCACCTGCACGCGGTACTGCAGCATTCGGATCACCTGTAGCACGCTGCATCATCTGCGCACTGATTAGATCATCAACCGTACCACCGCGACCACTCGTAGGCATGGGAGCCTCGCCTTCTGCTGCTTCATCATCTTGCATAGGTGCAGGGGACGCAGACATAGCGTCAGCGGGAGGGCTTGCTACATCACTTTCAGCTTCATCCCCTGCGGCAGTGGACTGTGGCTCGTTCACAGTTTCACCGCTAGCACTGTCTGCTGCACCTTCAACCCACGAAGCGTCAGCACCACCTTCAGCACTCTGACCACCGCCCATGATCATAGACAGCACCTGCTGTGCGATCTGTGGATTGTCCTGTGCAAGCTTCATCAACTCATTAGGATCAGTGATACCGAGTGCTTGCATCACCTGTTGCAGAGCTTCGGGTGGTATCTGTGAGAAGTCCATGAGTTGATGTCCTTACGGTGTTACGTGGTTATGAGTTGATAGTACCTATCTTACTGCCACCACCGTTGCCTGACTTGTCAACAGGGTAGATAGCAGGTGCGAAGCGTGGTGTCATCTGTGCCTGAAAGACTTCCTTATCTACGTTAGTAGTAGCACGTGACGGCACGATGAAGTACTCACTGATAGGACGTAGACCACCTTGATTGAGGCCGTCAGCTTGTACTGCTGCAACCTTCGCAACAGATAGCACTGTAGTAGAGCCAACACCGTTAGCGAGCGCACGTGCGACCTCTGCAAAGTGTTGACCACCTTCACTTGCAGCAAGGCGTGCCATGCCGCGCATTGGTGCAGTGAACTGATTGGTGAATGCGTATGGTTCACCGTGTACGTTGTTCCACAAACCGCTCCATGATGGCATGATTACTACTCCTTATACATCTGGTAGGTGACTGTATATCCGCCATACCACATATAGCGTACTATGTCAATAGGATCAACAACTTAGACACTACTATGTCCGGGCCGATAGGCCCGGTCGGCTGGCTCAGCTTGGAACTATCACCGCGTCATATGCACTACTACACACAGCTACGCATGACTGCTGCAGCTTGCATGTGTCTGCATATGTGCTATACTATAGATGTTGTGGTAGTCTAACTGAGCGCATGTAGTAGTTCTCACATAGAGGACATACTACGTGCGCTCCTTTTTATGACTTCATCAAGTAGCTGGTATAGTCTAGAGTACTACACATCTATACAACGTATAAGTAGCTCATATACTCAACTACTACACATATACACACATACACACATACAGCGACCAATAGCGCGCACACGCACAAGCAAATTACAACACGCAGGGGCTTGTGTTGACGCTCATCCCACTCACACACGTCGCATGTGAATGTGCGCCTTTGGGAATTGGCGGCGGAGTGTTGTCGCTGTGCAACAGTGGCGGGCGTTCACGTTCTGTTCGCATCATGCACACATCACGCGCACACATGCACACTCACACGCATGCAATGAATGTGGCACATGCTGCTTTGGCTACATGTGACGCAGTGCACGGCGCGGCGCAACCTACCCATGCGCCTTATGTGTGCGTGTGCGCATGTGTGCGCTATGTGTGATGGTGCTTTGTCGCTTTTATACGTTGTATAACAGCCATGCTATATGGCTAAGTGCCTGTTATGATTGCAGTATTTATGTGCGATGGTGTTATGAATGCGTGTTGAATGCGTGTTGAATAGGCTAGATATAGCGCACACATTGCGTGCTTTAGTACTACTAATTGACACGATGAAAAGCTTGCATGTGTTCTGCACGGTGTTACAATGGGTATGTTGAAACGTTGATCTAGCCCAAGCATACGCCTAGCCAATGCCGTAAACGCGGTGACGGTGACAGCGGACACGATGTGTCGATGCAGGACATCTAGACGGCGCATTGTCTACCGTGTGCGAAGCTATGCACGCGGTGGCTATGCGTTGGCATAATGCACAACGGCAACATAAACAGAAGGCTACACAACATGACTAAGTCTAACCACACTTCGCTAGTCTCTGACTTACTCGACATCGCACAAGCTAAGTCACAAGTCGAAACTGGTGGCATCTATTTGTGCAACGCGCACTACAACGAACTAGCAACGTTGTCATTGCGTCTGATCAAGCGGGCCGACGATGAGAAAGCCCGCACGATCATTGTTAACTATTGGCAGGAAAGTTCACCCGATGGTGAAAAGTTCGCCGATGAGTTTAACAAGCTAAAGGAAACTGAGAAGCGCACACCCGCGCAAGATACTCGGTTCCGCACAATGCAGATGCAGCTTAACGCCATTAACACCGCGCTAGAACGTGCGGTAAAGACATACAATGGCGTTGCCTATCTCAAGTCGCGCGGTTGTGCCGTGACTTATGAGCAAGATAAGAAAAGCAAAGGCACGTGGTCATGCTTTGTCAAAGCAAAGGATGAGCAAGACCGCGTGTTCTTCAATGCGTCGCAGCTTATGAAGGTAGAGGAAGCTAAGGCGCTACTTGATAAGCACGATAATGCGTTGGATATGCGCGGCGAATTGAAGTCGCTAAAGCAGGGCACGCCTAACGTCAATAAGGGCGGCGCTAACGGCACACGCATTGAACCTAGCAAGGTTGCAGATGCAGTGACTAACCTTGATACTACGCTTGCGGGCCTAGTCACCGATGGTGGCTCATATGCTGTAGGCCCGGATGCTAAGGCTAAGCTGCGTGCACTGTGGATGCAGCTTGATAGCACGTTGACGGATGCAGAGAAGCAAATGGCACGCGATGAGCATGCTAAGCTTGCGGCACCCGTTGAGAAGAAAGTTCCCAACGTTGTGAGCAAGGTTAAGACTGCGCTCACTGGCAAGTAATCTATACACTGTATAAAGCCCGTCGCATGTTGCACACTCGCAACATGCGGCGGGTTTTTTTGTGCCCGCGTTTATACAGCGTATGAACGCATCACAAGCCAGCAAGGCGCTGGCGTCCGCCACCCTTACGCCGCTCACTGCACTACTACGCACACATGCACGCAGACCACTACACACACGCGCCCAGGAGGCGGAGCCGACCACAGCTTGAGACTTCCACGCGCGTATGTACGAATGCGTGCGCGTTGAGGCTATATGTGTGCTATATGTGATATAGTAGACTATGTGTAGTTGGCTATAGTGTGTATAACACAAGCCGTTGAGACTTGCATGTGATCCTAGATGTGATATAATAAAGCTAGAAGTGAGGGAAGATAGCGACTAGAAGTTGTGAATGCTCGTTGGTTATACATAGTATAAACTCTCAAACAAGGAGACTACCACATGATGAAGCTCACAGTTGGTGAAGTGTTGAAGCTCAAACAAGCGTCAAGCAATCCGAAGCGTTGGTATGGTGAAGTACCTAAGACAGATAGCTTCGGCTATCCTATACGCAAACGCTTCATTGATGGCTCAACTGCGGGTGGTTGGGCAATCATGACGCCTGCTAATCACAAGCGTTATGGTCGTGGCCTTGGTCTAGGTCGTGGTCAAGAGTACGAGTTGAACGCAGACGGCAACTGGTACAAGATCAACGGCTAGTACTACCTCCCTCACTTCATACACTGTATAACTCACGGAGATAAAGATGTCACAACTACTGCTACAACTGCCTGAGCATGAAATCACTGACATCGAGAATGCATCAGGCTTCACAGATGCTAATCGTATGCGTCAAGTAGCACCTGCACTGTTCGCTACTACTGCGCATCCCAAGATGACTGATAGGTATAGCTTCACCAACACCTACGACATACTGCTGCATATGCACAATCGCGGCTTCAAGGTGTCGTCAGTACAGGGTGGTGAGACGTTGTATAAGAAGGTGATGGTTAGACTACGCCCTACTGCATTAGTGAACACAGACTATGCACCTGAGTTGGTGTTGTTAGATAGCCATGATGGCAGTAGTAGGCTGAAGATGTTCCTCGGTTTCATTCGCTTTGTGTGCATGAATGGGTGTATAGCAGGTGATATGCTGTACGCTCGTAGCTTTGTGCACTTGGCACCAGACTTGATGGAGCAAGTGATGCTAGAGCTAGATGATGTAGGTGAGCACATTGGTTCACTTATACAGCGTATAGATCGCATGAAGCAGCACGAAACTACATTAGCTGAGCGCCTAGTGTTGGCTGATACTGCTGTCAAGCAACGCTTCGGTGAGGATCGTAGTGGTAGCTTCGTAGCTGATATGCGTCAACGTATGCTGCAGATCAGACGCAATGCAGACAACGATAATAGCCTCTACTGCGTGATGAATGTCATACAAGAGAACATCATGCGTGGTGGTATGACATACCAATCTAACAATACCGTGCGGCGTATGAGTAGCATACGCAATGTTGATCGTAGTGTGAACATCAACCAAGCTCTATGGCAACAGGCCGATGAGCTTATCACAAGGAGGGCTGCGTGATGCACGTACCATTACATGAGGCAGTGCTTACACTGCTAGGCTACGCACTAGGTGGAGTGGTGTTGGTGCTCATTGTCATGTATATAGGTGGCAATGGCATTGACTGTTACAACGCCTGTCCATAGGAGGCACTAGTGCTAGCACAGCAGTGGCTATATGGTACACGTGTGCCGTCACCTTATGATGGCTACTTGCAAAGTCGTCTAGAGCTACCAACCACATACAACCCACATAGCAGCATTGCTGTGTTGAACAGATTAGCTGAGCGCATTGTCTTCACGGACGATGTGCCCAGCATTCTGTATGAAATGAAAGAGAACAAGCAGCTCACCTTCATTGGTGTGCTGACTAGTGCACGCTTGCCTTATGACTGCTTTTGGATTGAGTACAATAGCACTACAGGTCTAGGTGAAGTTGCTAACGACATCGAGTATGGCAGCTACGGTGCACTTATACAGCGTATAGGTGAAACTGCTGTACGCATGACCATCGTCACCGGCTTGAAGGATAAGGGTGAACGTGAGTTAGTAAGTACACTCACACATGTACTCACATTCGAGCAGTGGCCTCCTGGTCAACTTGATAGCAAGTCATTGGGCTTTCAGGTTGACTATGCGTTCAACAACAGCCGCTTGTTCAAGGTCAAAGACGCAGCACTAGAGCTTAGCTCTATCGTGTTGGAGATAGTCTTTGGCATCTTCCTTGTCACACAGCCACGCTGCTACACTGATGAACCTATCAGGTGGAAGAATAGCCATGCTGCTAAGCGAGCAAAAGCTAACAAGCCTCCACTACTTGAGTACAGAAAGATCAAGCTTCACATCACGAAGCCACGCAAGCACTACACAGGAGCGCAGCGGTCCGCCATCGTCCTGCCCGGTGCGGGTAATGCAGTACTACGTGACGTTGAGGATGACGCATCAGTTCAACATCGTCGTTATCACAAAGTCATGGGACACTTCAGGCACTACATGCGTCACGATCCACCATACACAGTATGGATAGAGGCACACTATCGCGGTGATCCTAAGTTGGGTATCACCTTCACAGAGAGAGATGTAACAAGATGATCAACAAACCATACCAACGCGCATACATCACAGCTACCCGCACACGAGCAGATGAACTCAAGCCCGGCGACTTGTTCTCTATTGTTGGTGATGAGTATTGGTCAACAGCACTAGACAGCGAGTCCATAGGTGAGTGTGTGTACATACGCACGAACATCGACCACGCAGTTGCACATGATGGCAATACATACGTCTATCGTATCGTTGTCGAACTGCAAGACATAGCACCAGCATGAGTGACAACAACAATGTGTGGATACAACCAGGCACACGACTGCACATGCTCGTCTATCGCCCACATACCCGCACGTGGGAGGTTTGGGTGGCTACCGACAGTCGTCAAGGTGATAGTGCTAAGTGGCTCGGTACTTACATGGAGCTACATGCTGATGGTCGGTGTGATCAGCACTATAGGAGTGAAGTAGATATACGCTGTATAACTGTGAGGGGAGGTATGAATGCCTTGGATTACGATTGGACCGCGTAATGAGTACGAGATGTACGTGGATGATGAAGATGTAGAACTTGTATCACAGCGTGGTTGGTATGTTCGTCTTCGGTATAGTAGTGGTGGTGGCATTGATGGGATTGTGTCATCTACTAAAGCGCACATCAGGCTGACACATTTATTGATGGACCCGCCACCCGGCATGGTTGTCGATCATATTGATGGCAATCAACTCAACAATAGTCGCAGCAACCTACGTATATGTACACAAGGTAACAATGCTAAGAACAGGAGAGGCGCAGCTAACGTAGTTGAACGTCACGGACGTTGGCGCGCTGGTATTACACACAATCAGGTGTGCATGTGGTTCGGTACATACGATACGAAGGAGGAAGCCCAAGCTGTAGTTGACGCGAAGAAGCGTGAATTGTTTGGAGAGTTCGCACCACAACAGGAGATAAAGTAATGCCACTACTCAGTGATCAGATCAGCGACATGGATCATGCTCGCATGGACTTCATTGATAAGTTGAACAGCCACGTGCATCAGTTGCGTGAGGAATTGAGAGTAAGCGAGTTGATCCTACACAGCGTCATCAAGTCGTTGAGTAAGAAGTCACAAGACATGGAACAGCTTGACATGTTCCTGACCAATGAGAGGAAGGAGAACCACAGACCAGTCATCTTCAGCAAGAGTGAGCAATCAGTGCTACTACAAGTACAGCACGCACTTGAAGGCGCTACAAAGCGCATCAACGAACAGGAGTAATGAGCTATGGCAGAGGTATTCATACTAGATGGACGTGCTACACCTGATCACTTCGGGTTGATACCAGACTTCCTCGATGCCAACAACCCAGCTAAAGCTGTTGAGCAGCTTGACAACAACTACCGTCATGGTGGTGGTTGGCGTCCGATGAAGGGCTTCACAATGAAGGAGTATGTGCTGCAGTATCCAGGCGATCCACCGCTCAAGCCGCTTGGCTACATGCGTCTGCGTGATGAACGTATCTTTGTCTACCCCCACAGCATCGTTGCAGTAGTACAACCAGACTTGAGCTTTGAAGCTGCACGTATGGACTAACTGACTAACATCAACACATCAACACAAAGGGTGAGCACTATGACTACCACAATCTGCTTCTACAACAACGGCACGCTCGACAAGCGTGCATTCACGATGCTTGGCTTGAGTGCTAAGTCGTCTGAAGATGCAATTGGCTTCTTCGGCACTGGCTTCAAGTACGCAATCGCTACACTGCTGCGTAGTGGTTGCAAAGTACAAGTCCTCGTACGTGATATGAGTGAGAACGAGAGATATACACGGTATAACTTCTTCACTCGTCGTGACAAGTTTCGCAACAAGGAGTTCGACTTCATTCATGTCAGCTACGGGATGAGTAGCTACGACGATCCGTGTGGTGTAGCTGAGCGTGAGCTTCCATTCACTACTCACCTAGGTGCCAACTGGAAGCTGTGGCAAGCGTATCGTGAGCTATACACTAATGCACTTGATGAAGGTGGTGGTGTCGTGCTGCTGGACGAAGGTGATAGCATTCAACACGATGTGTGTGTGCTCGTTGATGACAACGACAAGAACGAGTTCGTCAATGTGCATGAGAAGCATCACATCTACTTCCTCGATCGTCCTACTCTAGCTGAGACACGCCGCATGCGCTGCGTTGAGCGTGTAGTTGAGGCCGACAGCGCAATCTACTACAAAACAATGTTTACAGGTACGAAGGTCGATAAGATGACGTACTTCACCTACGACTACAAGTCCACACAGACATTGACTGAGGATAGAACCATAGCTGACACGTGGTACATCAAGCATCACATCACTGAAGTGTGGCTACAAGGCATGAGCTACGAGATGTTGATTGAGAGCTTGCCACGTATCTCACGTGATGACTACTACGAGTATCAACTGTCAACTGACTACTGTAGTCCTAGCGAGCAGTTCATCCGTGCGTGTGCCTATTTGATAGGACACCAACGACCGATGCCGATGTGGGCGCGTGACATCTACACTAAGTCGCGTCCATTCAGTGAACAGGTTGAAGCGTACAAGCCTAATCGCTTTCAACGTGTGATGCTTGAGAAGGCGATAGCTATACTCAAACACCATGCATGCATCGTTGATGTTGACAAGATAGTACTATGTGCCTCACTGCCTGACAACTTCCTCGGTATGTACCGTGATAAGAACATCTACATAGCTAAGGCTGCCTTTGAGCAAGGCTTCACTAAGTTACTTGGCACGTTGTATGAAGAATACATCCACTGTCAGTATGAGTATGAAGACTACTCACTCAAGCTGCAGAACTTTCTTGTTGATAAGTGCGCTTCGCTGATGGAGCAAATCTACGCTATGGAGGAAGACTACAGAGAGAAGTAGTCGTAACGGCACCTAGTGCTGGGCTTAGTGCTGGGCACCGGGCTTCGCCCGTAGTGTGTAGCGTTGCGTAGTAGTAGCCACATACAACAAGGTCGCGCATCTGTGTGTGGCTACTACACCCTTCCTCCATTCACAAGGACAACGACAATGGTTAATGAAGTCGAACTCGAAGTACTCGGTGACAACTACATGATCGACGCTGTAGTTGATCCTACTACGCCAGTGCCTGACATGGTGAAAGCGCATCTGCGCCACCTGCTCGTAGCTTGCGAGCTAGGTGATCTTGTAGTCATACAGTGTATAAGCACTAGCGACGGCGCACCAGTCTACGTGCTCTGTGCACACGTCATGTCGGTCAACAATGTGTGCAAACTCTTGCCAATCTGTGAGCTAGAGAACAGCAACAACATTCTAGCGCGCATGCGACCGCCATCGGTGCTGCCAGAAACGGTGTTCGCTAAGCCTGCCTACAGCGGGAACTATGTAGTTGACGTTGTAGAGCATCCAGATGGTAGTGTGAACATGGTGCAGATGCCTGATGATGACAGTAGTAGTGTGCACTAACACCAAATTAACGGAGGCCAACATGACCGAAGTTGAATTGAGAACTCTCAAGGTAGAACTCAGTGACCGCCTCAACAATTACCTGATCGAAATGAAGCCAGGCTATGACGACTCGATCACCGGCTTCAACGAAGCGTGGGACGTGATGGGCAAGTTCTTCGATCACAAGATCGTGGCATTAGTAGCCCAAGATCAACGAACGGAGTAATGATGTGCCCACTCGGTGTGTTGAACTGCCTCGACAACATGTGGTATGACGTTGCGTGGTGGTGGTACTACCTACGCAGCCTCATACCGCTGTTCCTACTACTCTACGTGCTGCCTATAGCACTCCTACTACGTGGAGCTAGACGATGGTTGAGAAGAAGACAATACCTGCGCATGTAGTAGAGCAGCGTGCTAAGCGAGTAAACGAAGGTCGCAGCAAACGCCTCCGTGGTCGTCGTGAGCAGTCCGAACTACATGACGTATTTAGACGCATCAACATGCACGATGGTAACAAAGAAGTGTGTTGGGAGTGGTCAGGTGCACATGGCAAAGGCACACGCAATGAGTACCGTGCTCGCGTGAGGGTTGGACAGAAGGACTACTACGTACACCGCATAGTGTACGAGCTTTATACAGGGTATAAACTGCAAGAGGGCGACGTTGTACGTCATATGTGTGACAACTCGTGGTGCTGCAACCCATACCACATGCTCATAGGCACACAGGCTGACAACGTGCAAGACATGCTTGAGCGTGAACGTGTAGGCATCAAGTTGTTCCACATCAAGCGCATCATGCAGATGTTTGAAGTCGGTTGCACCGCTGAGTACATCTGTGAGAAGATGAAGCAGGGCTACAACATGCAGCTTGATGTGTCAGTCATTCGTAAGATCAGGCTGCGCAAGGTATACAAGCACGTTGAGTGGCCGTGGGGTGATGCGTACGCTCATGAACGCAGACAACGGCTGCGTGAAGTACGTGCTGCAAAGCTTGCATCTGATCCCAGTTGTGCTACAATAGTAGATAGTCAACAAGGAGAGACTAACCATGACGAAGAAGAAGGTTGAACTGCTGCCACTTGAGGTACGAGTTGCACAGTGTATAAATGACTTCCCAAAGCCAGCTACTACACAGGACACAGTTGATCAACACGCTTCCGAGTACGCAGTTGCTAACCTGCTGCGCTCATATGCAGAGAAGCGGTACGACGCAGCGAAGAAGACAGTGCTCGATGTGTACGACGTTGAAGTTGCTAAGGTGCGCAATGAAGCTGCCAAGCACATGATGAAGGCAACTACTCAAGTAGATGGTGAAGACTGGCTACTCATGTTCAATGCCAACAAGCCAGCCTCACGTGTTGACGTTGATGAACTGCGCACTGAGTTGATCAAGTGTGGTGTGAGTGTCAACACTATCGACGCAGCCGTTGCCAAGGTCACTAAGAAGTCAACGCCTGCACTCATTGTCACAGCTGTAAGTGTGAACGGTAAGAAAGAATAGCCAAATGACAGACGACAAAGGCAAAGTCGTCAAGCTGCGCCAGCCTACTGCATCAAGCAGTAGTGCTGGCGTTGCTATTGGCGATGTGATCAATCCGAAGTCACTGCTCAACATGACTGACGTTGAGCAGGAAGTCTTTCTCAATCAGCTACGTGATAGACGCATGCGCGCTGCTGAGCAGATGCGTCGCGCTGCACACGCTAAGCTGCAAGTCACAGCACTTGCTATCTCTATCAAGTTGGAGAAGAAAGCTGACCAAGTACAGCGTCAGTATGACAAAGCCAACAAAGCCCTTGATAAACTTGAAGAACTGATCTACGATCTGCGTGCGCTCACACTACAGCACACCGATGTAGACATTGCTAAGGCGGTGGATGATGTCATCAAGTAAGACTGTGACACCAAGTGTGCGCTACAAGCTCGACAACCTACGCACAAAGCGCAGCAGTGAGAAGCGTGCACGCATTGGCACGTACCTCATACAATTCGCTGAGATGGCGATGAACAATGAGTACGTGCGTGATGTCAAGTACGACACCAAGTCCGGCTTGCTGTCATTCAAGTACAACGGCAGGCGTGTTGTGTATTGGGTAGGTGCTGAGAAGATGACAGTACATAGTGCTGGCACTTATACAGTGTATGACTACTACCCAGCCGCGTACTTCCTAGTTGCAATCCACCACAACGGTCCCGATGACTTCAACACAAGGAGCTAACAATGGTCAACTACGTACAACGTGCACGTGATGTGCGTCTACTCGTCAATCAGGAAGGTGTCGAACGTGGTCTACTGAAGGCAGTAGAGCGGCTAGCTGAAGACAACGAGATGCTGCGTCAAGAGATGCAAGCCATAGTGCAGACAGTCAATAAGATGGCAGACATCGTTGCTAACATCGCAACTGTCGGTGCTAAGTTGAAGAACGACTTCGAGCAGGTGCGTAAGACATTCCATCCTGACAAGGACATGCAGTGATGCAACAGCAGACACCACTGCAGAAGGCTAAGGTAGGCACAGACCTACTCGAACTACTCCGCGAGTGCACACCGGGCACGCATGCATGGGGCTTGATCACACACAGATGCATCGAAGTGCTAATGTCGCACTATGTAGCTGAGCTAGAGACTGAGTACTTGAAGGACAGCAAATGATCGTTAAACCTACTGTAGACAAGTCGTTGCCTTGGGTAGACTACTCCACCATGTCAGCAGTCAACACATGCCCGCGTTGGGGGCTGATCAACAGTTGGCACGGCAAGCGTCTGCCTACTGGCACCGAACGTGTGCTACCACTTGAAGCTGGCAGAGCTATGCATGACGTGTTTGCGTGCTGCCGCCTATTCGATCTTATACAGAGTATAATTGATGGCGATGTTGTGAAGGAAGGTGTGCTTGATCGTGTCAACACATACGCTGATCGCATGTTCGCTAATGCAGAGTTCCCTCACCGCTGGACAGAAGCACTCAAGTACTTCTACAACAGCGAAGATGCAGAGACACGTTGCATGCAGATGTGTCTCAACCTACTCGAAACATCTGGCTACCACGATGACCCTCGCGACAACCGACGTACGCAGGCCAATCTTGAGAGCGCAGCTATCAACTACGTGCAACGCTACCCGCTTGGTCGCTTCATTCCTATCATGACTGACAAGCTGATAGGCATAGAGGTTCCGTTCGATGTTACCCTACATAATAATGATAGCACTCCTGTTATTCGTTTCATCGGTCGTGTGGATGCTGTGTGTCGTGACACTCTACGTCCTAATGATCTTACCCCTGAAGTACACGAGAACAAAACGGGCAGCCGCATTGACACTGTTTGGTCTAGTAGCTTCGACACTAGCAATCAAGTCACTGGTTACTGTGTTGCGATGTCGTGCATGTTAGAGCCGCTGCTTGATACACCTATACGCAACGTCGTCATGTGGGGACTACAGATACCGGTGCCTAAGTCGGGCATGTATAGTGAAGGTGTCATGCGCTACCCAACTAGCCGCAATGCGCAGTCGTTCTTTGAGTGGGGTCAGTGGGTACAGCACACGCTCGGTATCATTATGAAGTACGAAGAAGACCCAACCAATGCACCGATGTATACACATAGCTGCAACAGGTACTTCCGTAGTTGCTCACTCATACCACTGTGTGTAGAGACACCTGAGCAACGCAAGCACATCTTCGACAATGAGATGGTGACTAATCGCTGGTCGCCACTAACAGAGACACTAGACCCATGAAGATATACTGGCTGTGGGGACTTGCTGAGGACATGGAGTTGAAAGGTCGTTGGCCACGTTGGCTATGGCGCAAGATCAGCAAGTGGCAAGATCGTGCACATGGCTGGCACCATCCTGATAGTTGGTACGAAGACGACTAGACTTGCGTGTGTTTGTAGATGTGTTATACTATGTATAGCTGAGGGAGAGATAGCATGGAGTTGAAGATAGAGAAGCCGTCTGACATACCTACTCGTATGTCTATGATACTGTGGGGTGATAGTGGTTGTGGTAAGACTACACTAGCAGCCACCGCTCCAGGTCGTAAGCTATTCCTGATGCTCGATCCTGATGGTGATATGAGCATACGCAACATACCTGACTGGCAACGCTTAGCACTTGCTAATGAGAAGTCAGTTGACATCGTGAAGGAAGGAATGAAGCCCGACCCTTATACACTGTATGACAAGCTCGCTGACTTTGACACTGTTGTAGTAGATAGTCTGACTAAGTTCTCTGAACACGCTCTCCGCCACGCTATCAACGTCGCACCTAAGTCCACTATCGAGAACCCAGGCATGCAGGGCTACGGCTTGCGTAACACCTACACGATGGCGTTCGTGAGCAACATGATCCGTATCACAGGCATGCTCAACAAGCATCTCATATTCATCACGCATGAGAAGGATGCAGATCGCAACGATGCAGGTGCTATCCTCAGTGTCTCTATGCTACTCGGAGGTCAGTTGCCTAACATCACAAGCAAGGACATCTCCGAAGTGTGGAACATGCGTGACCACGGCGGTCATCGCTACATCGCTATACGCCCTGAGCGTTTCAGATCACCGATGAAGTCTAGACTATTCGACATGACAGGTGCTACCAGCTTTGAGTGGCGCTACAACGCTAACACAGGTGTAGGTCAAACGCTGGCTGAGTGGTGGGATACATACGTCAACACCAACTACGCTAAGCTTCACGTACCGAAATAGTTCTACTACATCTAGTAGTAGTCCTATCCACATGGGCTAGATGCAGTGACTTGCTAGCCCGCTCGTTGTGGTTATACAGTGTACAAGTCACGTCAACAGAAGGACTACAGCAATGGGTCTACTGACCTTTAGTGCTAACATTGCAGATGCAGAAGCTCCCCCACAGTTGCCACCGGGTGAGTACAAGGCAATCTGCACTGCTGCTCAAGACAAGCTCGCTGCATCGTCTGGCAACCCGATGCTCACTCTTACACTGCAGGTGCCTCGCACTGAGTTCCCTGCAGACTTCGATCCGGGTGATGGTGTTGATGAGCTTACCTTCACCTTGAATGTGGTAGCTCGTGATATACCAGCAGATCGTTGGCGCATGAAGAAGGTGTGTCAAGCCTTCGGTGTTGCTGCATCGAACTCGATTGATCCTAACGAGTTCGTCGGTCGTGAGGCCCGCGCCCGCGTTCGTACTGGCGTGGACCTTGAGAAGAACCCACGCGCCGAAGTCAGTCAAGTGTTGCCACTCTAACTACCCTGTGCTAGTACTTGCTAGGTGGCTACAACGGCCACCTAGCACTTCAACTCTTATAAGAGGATTATCCCTATGGCTACATCTCCTGCTCGTTCTATGTCTGCTGCATCTGGCTCTACTAAGAAAGCTGTCCAGCGTGCACCACAGAAGCGCACCTTCCACTTCTTTGTCAGTGTCACCGACGCAGACGGCAACCCCATTCAGGGTGCCAAGCTGAAAGTGGATCGCATCATCAGCGATGCTCGCAAGGTGATCGAGTTCATGGATACACCTGAGTACGCATCACTTGGTCTGACACGCATCAAGCATGAAGTCGTGGCGAACAAGCGTGGTGAGGAAAGCGACGGAGCTACGTCAGTCGGCTAACGGCTCACCCCCTGCTGACTGATGAGCAGCGCCGTGTACACTGTCGCTCCCCGCGGGTTGTGTGCATGGCGTTTGCTTTCATACAATGTATAACTCAAACACATGGAGACTACAATGGCTGAACAAGGTGGTAGTTTAGGTGCATTCCGTGTTCGTGAGAGCTTCAATCCAAGTGGTGAGAATGTAGTTGACAAGATCAAACGCTACACCGCTGACCTGATTGACCTGTGTGAAGACTTCAAGAAGTCCGATGGTAGTGTCAAAGACAGCACCGCTCGCAATGAGCAAGCACGCCTCGCGTCACTAGCACAGACTGCGTATGAGGAAGCTGCTATGTGGGCAGTGAAGGCTGCTACTGCTGAGAAGTAAGACTACAGACTAAGCGCGAAACCAGCAGCTACATCGCTGCGCTGCGTCTAAGGACATAACCAATGACTGATGAAGTGGTAGAGCCACCGCTGCGTGTGCTCGATGTTGAACAGCAGAACGCTGTCGATATGTGTGTTGACACTGCCAAGCGTCTAGTGGCAGTGACAGGTGAGGCAGGTACAGGCAAGACTACAATCATCAAGCAGACCTGCGATCTACTCAAAGACAAAGACATCTCATTCGCCATAGCTGCACCAACTGGCAAGGCCGCACGCCGTGTGCGTGAGGCTACAGGCTACCCCGCTGTCACTATACACAAGCTGCTAGAGTTCAATCGTCCTGAGATAGACGAAGAAACTGGCACGCCTATGACTGCCAGCGGTCCACAGCGTACACGCAGCAATCCACTTGAGTATGATGTAGTCATCGTCGATGAGTACGCTATGGTCAGCACTGCGCTGCATCGTGATCTAGTTGCAGCACTCCCATACAAGGGCTGCATGCGTGTGTTCGGTGACGTACGTCAGCTACCGCCTATTGAGAACAGTGATCTAGCAGACCCTACGTCGCCGTTCCAACGCTGCCTAGCTATGCCTAACACCGTCACGCTGCAGAACATCTATCGTCAAGCCGAAGGCAACGGCATCATCGAAGCTGCGCGGCGTATTACACGTGGTCAGTTCTTCACCAGCAACGCAGACGTTGGTGTGCATCTCGGTGACGCTGTGCTTCATACACTGTATAGCCGGCTAGAGAAAGAGCAGATCGACTGGCGTAGTCTAGACAATCAGATCATCTCACCCGCGCGTAAGAGTGACATAGGTACGATCAGGCTCAACAGCATCCTGCAGATGCGCTTCAATCCTGAGATGCGCAACAAGACTGAGTTGCCTCGTAACAAGTGGGAAGCGAAGAACAAAGTCTTTGTCAGCGTCGGTGACAAGGTAGTGTGCAACACAAACAGCTACGATCTACGTGACTACAACGAACGCTTCACAGAGTTCGACATCAACGGCGTAGGCTTGATGGGTACGTTCATCGAGTGTCCAGAGACAAAGCAGATGCTCAACGGAGAGGTAGGTACAGTCATCAGCATTGACGACTATGGTGTACTTGAGATTGACTTCGGTGATCGTGTCGTTGAACTACCGCCACGTGTTGCTGAGTTCAACCCGCGCAAGCGTTACCACTTCTCATACGACCCACGCAAGGTGATCGAGTTAGCCTACGCACTCACTACACACAAGTGTCAAGGCTCACAGTATGA